AGTTAAACTATTTGCTATTGATCCTGCTGATAAATCAAAAAGACCTCCTTGTCCTATAATTCCTCTTGTACCCATTGCAGCAGCATCTCCTGCTGAAGATCCAACTAAAAAAGAACCACCAGGAAGATTAGATAATGCAAATCCAGGAGTTGCTCCAGCAAAAGGAGTATATCCAAAAAATGAACCACCTCCCGTTGCATAAATTGCAGCAGCTGTTAATGCTAATTTTCCAATATCTGATTTAACAACTTTTTTAACTGCACTAGATACTCCTTTAACAACTCCTGAAACTGCTTTCGCTGCTCCTTTAAATATTTTACCAATACCACCAAAACCATAACCTTGTCTGTAACCGTAACCTGCAATACCACCACCTGCCATCATCATTGGTTCTTCTTGCATTCCTTGTAATTGTTCTATTCCTTGTGGCATTTCTTGTGACATGCCTTGTGCTTGCTCTTCTTGTTCTAATTGATTTGCAAACGCTTCAAGTGCAGGTTCTCCACCTTGTATAAATACTTGTAATAATTGTAATGCTAACTCTTTAGCTTTTTCTGCGGGAACACCATTTTCAATTAATATTTGTATAATTGTTTGTAATGCTTTTTCTTGATCCATTCCTTCCATTTGAGACATTTCAGATCCTTGTGAAGGAAGTGTAACACCTCCCATTTCATATCCTAGTCGCGCGATACCACCACCTCGCATCATCAAAGGTGTTTGTCCATAATTTGCCATTGGACTAGACATCATTGGTTGCATTGGCATAAATGTTTGTTGAGGAACTTGTAATGGTTGACCGAAATCCATTGGCATAGAACTAATACCACCCATTTGATAACCAATCCTTCCACCATTAGATGCCATCTGCATCATGCTTTGTGGTTGTGTTCTTTCATTTAAAGAAGCCATAGCATCGCTTAATACAGCGTTTGCTTCTTGTGGATTCATGCCTAAATTATTAGTGTAAAAATCTCTTGCTTGATCTACGGCTCCACCTAAATCATATAATTGTCTATTCATTTGTGCTCGCGATATTGTCATAATTTAATAGTTAATAAGGCAGGCACAGAGTCCTGAAAACGTATACTTTACTTGTTTTTATTCAAATCGTCAACGATTTTAGGAAACCTTTTCTAGATTGTCCAGTAATTTACCAGTATATTGATACTCTCCAACATGAGTTATATCTGATTGAATATAGCCATAACACTTGCCACCTATTTCAGTCCATTTTTTACAGAAACCAAAATCTTCTCCATAATATTTTTTACTTGCTTTATCATGTACGGTATCAAAAAAATTGTACATAAATTTATTAGTTTTTGCTTCTCCATTTATAATAGTTGGTTGATCAATAAAGTCTTCTGGATAAGCTTTAATCATCTTATCAAACACTTGTCTTTTAATTAACATACATCCCGTGGGCGCGTGCGAGAGTTCAACTAAACCATTATTGATAGTAACTTTCTTAGTTACCGGATCCATAATATTATCCATCTTTACCGGAAACGTGTGTCCAGCTCTCATCAATTCATCTTTACTATTTATAGTTTTGTTTTGTACTCTATTCCATATTTGATCCCAGCTAATACACTTCATTGGATAAGGAACAGAGATTACTTCTTTATCAAATTTTAATATTTGCATAATAGTTTCAAACTTAAATTCAATATCTGAATCTATAAATAATAAGTGTGTTGGATCATTAGGATCTCCTAAAAAATTAGCAACACATAAGTTTCTACCTTGTGTAACTAAAGATGATTTCAATAATGAAAAAGAAACCATGATGTTATTCATGATACAAAGTTGTTGAAACTTTAATAAAGACTGTGTGTAATGAATAGAACATTCACTGTGCACAGGGGTTGCTACATAAAGTCTAGTTGTAGGTCTTCCTAAATTAACAACTGTTTTATTTTCTTCATTTACTTTTTTAAACCAAATAGGTTTACTAGGATCTTGCATTGATTGCTCCTTGTAAAAATTTATTCCAATAATTTTTTCTTGAATCCCATAGATAGAATTTGTTTGTATAATTTATTTGAAACTCTAAATGTTCTTTAACATAAGGTTCGTGTAATTGAGTTGCAGCTGCTTCAATGGTTGATGCAAATGTTTTAGCTAGTTTTATAAAATCTTTTTCATAAGGTACATAAGCTGAAAACTCTGCACACGTTTCAAACAATGCACCATAATCTGTTGTAATACAATAAAGTCCGGCAGCCATAGCTTCTATTGCTGCAATACAAGATGTCTCTTCCCATGTGTTTGGATAAACAAACATATGATAATTTTTTAAATTATCTTTTATAAATTCATTAGGTTTATAACCAATGTAATTTACATTACTTAATGTTTTTGCTTGTTCATATAAATCTTTATATTTATCATCATTAGCTGATTTAAATTGATCTCCATATACTTGTGTTGAAGAATAAACATCTAATTGAATAAGGGGATTCTCAACTAATTGCATGGCCGCAAGTAATACATTTAAACCTCGCCACGGCGTTGAAGTATAAATTAATTTAATCGGATCACCTTTCTTATACTCTAATTTACTAGGTTCAATCTTATCAATTGCATTTTTTATAACTACAGATTTGTGAGTTGGTATATCAAACACCATTCTATATTTTTCATAAGACCAATGAGAGTTAAATACATACCAATCATACTTGTCATGATTGCTTTTATCCTTAAACCAATGCACTAAATTAGGTTGATCGTAGGAATTTTGTTGCCAAAGAATATTAACTTTTGATGGATGTAAGGGTATTTTTTCCGGTACAGAAGTTGTTATTTGAATTTTATCTAATAACTCTTTCTCTACATATCTTTCTAGAAACTCCATTTGAAGTTCCGTTCCGCCTCTTGGATTCATTTTTTATTCATTATTCTCTGCATTAAATTCAAACCTTCTGGACTTATCTTAACAAATAAATCTTTTTGTAGATCTTCCATAACGTTTTCTTTTAGAAAATCTTCCATTGTTTTATATGTCTTTCCAGTTTTTTTACTTCTTATTATTTCTTCTGTCGTACATTCTATCTTAGGTATATTATCCATTTTCTCCAGTCCTTGTTAACAGAGCAAATGATATTTGTCCAGAGATAGCATTTGCAGCACTCGATTGAAATTGTAAACTATCTCCTTCTTCTAAAACTAAAGTATTATTAACAGCACCATCGGTAGAATCAGAAGGTATGATATTATGATAAAATTTATAACTGGTAGTTGCAGATTCATCTCTTACAAAAAAATTAACTTCGTTAGCTGTACCTGTATCATTTGCAATACTAATCTCTTTAACGATTGCAACAGAAGAAGTGTTAATCGTTAACACTGTTGTTAAAATACTTGTAGTTAAATCATATCCTTGTATTTTATAAGAGATAGCCATGTTATAAAATGATTGTTACAGCATTCAATGCAACAGTTAATTGTTGTCCAGTAATCACTGGAATAGTATTTCCTTTAGTAGAAATTCTTGTTCCAGTACCAATTAAGAACCAACTAAATGTTTCTATTTCATCTTTTATCTCTTTTTGAAAAGAAAAATTTAATTGATTTTTTAATGTAGAAATTGACTCTAAAATTTGTCTTTGATTATTTACATCATACTCAGGTGTAGGTTCTGGTATGTATGCTGTTATCTTTGCCATTATCTTCTTCCTCCTGCTTCAATGTCTAATCTTAAAGTTCCGTATCTCCAAGTTTCATCAAGAGCATCATTCTCTATTTTTAAACTCACCTGTCTTCCTCTAACTCTGGTGTCTACTTTATCAGTAGATGAGGTAATTGTAAATGGCCCCGTAATTAATGGAGGCGTAGTAGAAGGTGTTGAATTTGCATTGGCTGGGTAATCTCTAAAGAATAATGTAATTTTTGCATTACCTGATAAATCTTTAAAGTCTGGAATAAATCTTCTAACACGCATAATTAATTGACCGTCTCCACCTATACCTTGTTCTGAAATATCATAATCTCCTGATTCTATAAAAGCTGCAATTAATGTTTTAACACCCGTTGCAGATACTTCATTAACACCTACTTCATGTTGCCAGTATTTAGTTGCTCCAACTAAAGCACTTACACCATTAATAGTTGGAAACGTTGGAGTGTTAGTTGAATAAAATTCTGTTGCATAAGGTAAATCAAAAGTAGATGCATCTGCGTAAGTTGTTCTTGCTAATGATCCTGTCGTCCAAGTGTTTTCAAGATAATTATAAACTACGTTTCTATCAACCTGTGTTGATCCTGCTTTTGCATAATTCCAACCTACTTCATTGTATAATGAGTTGTGATAGCCATAAGTTATTTGACTTGCATCAAAATTAAAACCTAAATTATCTCCAGAATCTGTAAATACAAAGTCTTCAACTAACGATGGCAACTGTTTAACCGTTCCATCATAGACAAAAAAACCACCTCCAAAGCCAATCCAAAACACAGCGCCTTGTGCAAATACCATAGCATGTTGACCAATGCATCCACAATTTGTTCCAACTTGTCTTACAGAGAATGTAAATGGAGGACCAACAAATTGAATAACATAAGCTGCTACATCAGTAAGTACAAAGATATAATCTTTACCTTGTATAGCCCCTATAATTTCATTACCCGTATCTAGTCTAAAAGTTCCTGCAGTGTTAGTTACTGTTGGTGCATAAGTGTTAATGTCTTCTTGATTTGAAAATCTTATAAACATTGGATCTTGTGTAGAAGGTGATCCAATGGTTGTCTCTGTTCCAATTAAAAATAAATGTCTATCTCTATCTGATACAATGCTCATAACAGAAGCCGTTGGTGCACCAGATACAACAGTTGCTCTTACTGGAGTTGATGTGGCTCCTGCAGCAGATGGATCCCAAGTAAATGTTGCTCCGTTCTTAATTGTTGCAACTAGAATCTGTCCAAAGTTATCGAGTGACCAGGATCCGGGTGCAAG